ACAGCGAAACTTTATGAGATGGAAGCACCCAGCAATTTACAAGCGCTGGAAGAAAAAGTACGGAACAAAGATCCGTCCTAAAAAGAAGAAAAGGAGATGAGCAATGGCACCTAAAAAGAAACCGATCGTTGAGGACCCTGAGCCCGCTGCCGAGGTCCCACAAACCACAACCCCGGTCCCGGCCAAGCATGCTGGTGGCGTCACTCCACGCTGCATATCCTGCAAGTACATTGAACTCGGGCTCCGTGGTCCTACGTGCGTGAACCCGAGCTCCATATACTACAACGTGCGTGTCAGAGACGAGGACAGTTGTGGCTTCTTCACCGCAAAAGCGTGAACCAGTCAAGTCGGTCTTGAACGACCCGTTCCTTCAGCTCTTTCTAGCGCAGAGGCAATCAGCACTAATGCTTGTCGACGCGTTAGAAAGGGCTTTGGGGATTACACCCACGACCGCGGAGATTCGGCAGTGGTACAAATCTTCCCACGCCGAAAAGCCAGGAATAGGGTATAATCGTATCGAACCATAAACCGCTGCAGAGCGTAAACTGAAAAGTGAGGAACAATGGACGCAGACAAAGCATTAATCGATCAGATCTTAGCCAAGCCCGAGCATGAGCGGACTTCAGTTGAGTCAGCTTATTTGAAGGCAGTAGAATCCACGTCAGACAGTGATGTGGATTGGGAAAAGGCGTTCAAGCACCCGCGGTTCAAGAAACTTGTGGATGAGAAGAACAAGGCGCAAGAAGAATTGGACGCGATCCGTGCGCAGGCCAAGGCAGCTGAGGAAAAGCGCAAACAGGACAACCAAGAATATATGTCGTTGTACGAAAGCGCTAAAAGTGAGCTTGAGACTGAACGTCAAAAGGCAGCTCGAGCCACCGCCCTAGAAGAGGTTTTGACGAAGACCCTTGAAGCTGAACTTGAGCTCCTGACGCCTGATGCTAAGAAGTTAGTCCCCGCAAAGCTCTCCGTCGAAGACAAACTTGCGTGGATCTCTGACAATCGCGCTACCCTGGTCAAGTCAACTCCAGTCGATATTGGCGCGGGGTTACGACTGTCAGGTAACAATGGAAAACCACCAAAGTCAAAGACCCCAGAGTTGTCCCCTGAGGAAAAGCAGGTGGCCGCGACTTTTGGGTACACTGCTGAGGAATACGCCGCGTTTCGTGTGGATTCCCCAGAGCCGTTCCAGCGAACTGTGAAACAGTCCGCTAAGATACAAGCAGAAGAATAAGGTATTCAACCAGAGCATTCGTCCTCTATGACGCAAAACTAGCTGCCCTCTGGATAAACAAATTTACACAAGGAGAATTTCTATATGGCAGCACCAGCTTATGCTTGGGAATTCGTTTACGACCTCATGGGCAACCGTGTTCCAGTCGTAGCGACCCTCGAAGCGTCAGCCAGTCTTGAAACTCTCGAAGGAACTTTGTTGGTCGTGGCCTCTGGGCAGGTCGATGAAGCTACTGCGAGCGTTGTTGCTCCGATTGGATTGGCGCTTGAAAAGACACCCGCGGCTTTGGCTGCGGGCGCCCCTGTAAAGGTGGCGATTATCGCTCCTGGAATGGTCATCAAAGGTAAGGCTTCCGCTGACGCCTCTGCCCTTTCCGGATTTAGTGGGAAGACCGTCGATCTTGCGGCAGACGGACGTTTGGACGTGGCTGACACGACCAACGGCTGTTTGTCTGTGCTCCGCACTGAAGACGCCGGACTTACTGTTTACTGCGTGTTGACCAAGCACGCAATGGTCGGATAAAGGAGGAGTAGAAAATGGCATCCCCAATGATATCCGAACAGTGGCCTCGTTTCGTCCTTCCCATCATGCGTCGGGAGTGGTTCCTCCGCATGACCGCGATTGGCGCTCCTGTCTCGCAGTTCTACGGCATTCAAACGTCCAACGCTGCGCAGGAATATTCACAGGGTATCGGTGACTTCGGAACAGTTCCGGAGTACAACAGCTCTGCGGCTGAAGGCAACCCCGCCGCGATCGCGTACGATACCTTCAACCCCCTGTACGAAAAGACGTTCATCCACAAGGAATACGCTCTTGGCACCGCCATCGAGCGCAAACTGTGGGATGACAACCAGACTGGCCTGATCCGCCAGCGCGCTCGTGTCCTTGGCAACGCCTTCGGCACGACCGTTGCTATGCAACAGGCGTCTGTGTTCAATAACGCCTTTTCTGCGTCATTCCCTGGTCCGGACGGTGTGGCTTTGTGTGCCACGAACCATCCGGCTCGCCCGGGAGATCCTGCTACTCAGCAAGCGAATAAAGTCACGGTGGCGTTTGATTACGCTGGCGTGGTTGCGGCGCTCGCTGCAGGCAAGAAGTTCAAGGACGATCGCGGCAACCCGCTTCCTTCGATCTTCACCCGCTTGGTGGTTCCGATCGAGCTCGAGGCTAAGGCCTATGAGATTACGAACGCCATCAACAAACCAGGTACAGCTGATAACGATGCCAACTTCCTCGGCTCACAAGGCCTGCAGGTCGTGGTCGATCCTTATCTGACATCAGCGAAGAACTGGTTCTTGATCGATCCGATGAAAGCGCAAGACCACCTGTTGTGGTACTGGCGCATACGTCCTGAGCTTGCTCTTGACCCCACCAGCGACTATAACTTGGTCGCTAAATACCGCGGATACTACCGGGCCTCTTTCGGCTGGGACGAATACCGCTGGATTTATGGGTCAGAAGCTCCGTAATTAGGGATTCCCACTCTGGTCGAGAGTGGTTTGTCCTCCTCGCTTGAGGGACCTGTGTCACGGCAGGTCCCTCTTGTGGGAACGAGTTAATCGGGTGAGTCAACCCTAGATTCCGAAAGGATACTCGAAGAAAATGACATTCTCAGCTACAAACATAGAAAGGAGTACCTAACATGGGTGCTACACATTTTTCAGGTCCAGTGGTCTCAGACGCTGGTTTTGTTGGACCTAACGCTTCAGTTCCTAAACTTGCTGCTGTTGACGGTGCTTTGAACGTCACTACTGGCCTGGTGGTTTTGACCAAGGGGACGGCTGGGGCTTACACGCTTGCAGCTCCAGTGGTCGGCGTGGATGACGGCAAGGTCGTTACGATCATCTCCGGCTCCGCAGCTGCGCACGTTGTCACACAAACCTCTCCAGGGTTCAATGGTGGTGGTGGCGCTTCGGACGTAGCTACGTTCGGTGGGGCCGTCGGCGATGGTCTTGTGCTTGTTGCCTACGGCGGCAGGTGGTTAGTCCTGAACAACACAAACGTTGTACTAGCCTAGGAGTTCCGCTATGGCCTATCATTTCGACCCCGCGTTAGCAGACGACGTCTCATTAGTTCGATTCCACATAGGTGATACGAACGGTGAGGGAGGCCACTTCCTTGAAGATGAGACGATCCGTTACTGGGTCACTACATCGGGTGTTCCGGAAGCCGTGATTGAGTGCATTCGCTACATCATCACTCAATTATCAACTCCCAATTTCGTCCAGTACTGGCTAGAGGTAACAAACGAAAAGGCTCGCGAGGGGTACGAGAAGATGCTAGCGGAGAAGATGAAGGAGTTCGGGATAAACCCTGCGAGTGGCATAAAAATCCAGTCAAAGATCTCTTTGCCGTATAGGTCTGATAGTTACATGACCGACGGAGACCAAGACGGTGCACCATGACAGGTCGTCAACTTCTTAACTCTAAAGTTGCGTTACAGTTGTCCTCATACACACGACATTTGGCCTATACAGATCGGATGCGGTATTATGAGCCTCCAGATCTAACAGTATTAGATGAGGCAGGCCACCCCTACCAGAATAACAATTTTGTGGAGGTGGATTGTGCACTAAATGACACTGTGGCGCGTTTGCAAGCGGAGTCAAGATGGAACGACCTGGCGGTCTTAACAGAGGTTATTGCAGAAGTGCATGTGACGGCGATAATACCACACGTAGGAGGAACTGTCGAACTTGTCGAAAGAAGCCATCTCCCGTTGAAAACAACTATCAGGTATGAAATTCTTGCTATTAGAGAACAGGGTGCATTTGGATTCCTGTGTGCTCTTAAGACGGTGAGTATATAATGCCAGTGCGCAAAATTGAGATTATCGTACACTCTGATGAGGTCGAGTTGGCGCTTAGAGCCATGAAGCCATCAAAGCAGTTGATGTCAGACATTGTGTATGGCGCGGGGAAGCCGGTAAAGGCGTTCCAAGAGCAGCATGCCCCTCGTAATTCAGGTGAACTAAGCAGATCGATTGCAATGAATTTGGTGGAGTCATCTGACACGGTCGCTGTGCTTGAGGTTGGCCCTACGGTCCCTTACGCGGTCTACATAGAGTACGGTACTGGTGTTTACGCTGAAGGTGGTCGAGGTAGAAAATCACCTTGGCAGTATATGACCCCAGCTGGCAACTGGATTACCACAATTGGTATCAGGCCTCAACCATTTGTACGCCCGTCGATCCAAGACCCTGTAGTTATCGAAGAGATGGTAGAAAATGTAGTGGATGTAATTATCCAGTCGTTCAGAGACGCAGGATTCTCAAATTATGACTAACACAGACATCGCCATAACCTTTCGTGCTCACATGATTAGCATTCCTGAAATTAATGCGGTATTCGGTGATAGAATCCATATAGATGATGTACCGCAGAATGCCATATACCCCTGCGCACGCATGATAGTGGTATCGGACTATCCGCGCCAAACACAATCTGGGACCGGCAGTGGTAAAGCCTTGCTTCAACTAGATGTGCTGTCACTAAGTCGCGTAGAAGTTGGAAGCGCTGGTGAGGTTCTTCGTGGAGTATACGATGGGTACCGCGGTCAGATCGGCGAGTTCACTACTCGAATATTTGTCAAAAATCTTACGTCTGACTGGATCGAGAATGCTAAAGTATATACAAGAATGGTTGAACTGGAGGTTGGTTATGTCAGACAAAAGTAATAAGGCGACGAACCCATCTCCTCATGGTGAAAAGAGGCGAGAACTTCTTTATACCGCGTCGAGATGGAAGAGCGTGGTCAACGTGTACAAGTGCGCGAAGTGCACGTTCTCAACGACAGATGAAGATGACATGAAACTTCATGTAACAAACCACGTTCCCGCCGAGCTCCGTAATCAAGTTTTAGACAAACTTGTTGCGGTAAAGCCAGATGGAGACTCAAATGGTTGAAACACTGCTGACTCCACAAATTCTTAAAGGTCCGTTCGACATAGTTACTGCGGGCGACCTTAACATAACTTTTGAATCTGCCGATAATATCAACGGGAACAGGTTCATAAGTACTGGGCGCGAGATCGTCTTAATGCACAATTCAGGCGCTTCAGTCGAGTTAGTAACGCTGATATCCACGCCAGATCTGTTCAATCGTATTAGGGACATCGCGTACTCTATCCCTGCGGGTGGTTTTGCAGTGTTTACCGGTGGTTTGACCAATGCCGCTGGCTGGAAGTGGACTGACGGTTCTGTGGTCATGTCTACCCCATCAGCTGCAATTAAATTTGCGGTTCTCCGCATACCTTAGGAAAGGAAACAACAATGTCAAACGCTTTTTGGGTGTACGGTAGTAAACTTCAGCTTGGTGACGGGCAGTCACCGACTGAAACTTTTGTGGATGTGGCGGAAGTGCGTGATATTACTCCCCCGTCCCTGTCTCGTGACGTTATTGACGTGACGAACCAACAGTCTACGGAAGGTTGGCGGGAGAAGATTCCGGGGTTCCGTGATGGTGGTGAAGTTACGTTCGAATGTAACTGGCTGCCAAAGGATGCCACACAGGATGGAACGACCGGTCTGTTGTCTACGTTCAACGACGAACTCAGCCACAATTGGAAGATCGTTCTTCCGGACACCATCTCGGTGGTGTCGTTCTCTGGGTTTGTGACTGGGTATGAGCCCGATATGCCGTTGGAAGAACAAGGTCAGTTATCCGTTACGATCACGGTGACCGGTAAAGTTGTAATCAACTAAACTAAATTCAATTACAAGGAGTGAGCAATGACTAGCTTAACCCGAGATTCTATTCTGTCTCTGAACGATATTGCTGTAAAGGAGTTGACCATCCCAGAGGATTTTCCTGTGTGGGGTGGCAACTCTTTGTTCATCAAGCCTTTGACCCAGGCTCAAAATGACGAGTACAAGCGCCGCCAATTTGGGGATATGCGCTTGAAGCAAAATCCATCTAAAACCACCACACAGCAAGAATTAACCTCTGTAAACATCTATGGTCATGACACATGGATTTTCGTGTGTGGAGTCTGTGACCAAGATGGTAAACCACTATTTACAGAACGAGATATTCCGGCTTTAGGGCACAAAATGGCTGGAGCTATTACATGGGTCGCTCAACAGATCCTTGACTACAGTCGAATGGGCGCTGAAGACAACGTCCAGGTCGTTCTGGAGGAAGACCTAAAAAACTTCTTAAAGACGAAGAGTTGATGTTCCACCTTCGTCTAGGATTAAAACTAGGCAAAAGTTTACACGAGATTCAAATGTTACCTGCTAAAGAGGTTCGCTTGTGGAAGTTATTTTACATGGTGGAACCTTGGGGCTTTGAGGAAGACGAGTTCAGAGCCGCTAGAGATTTGGCGTTTGTTCATAATATGAACGCAGGTAAAGGCAAAGGTAAACCTATTGCTAAGTTCGCTAGGAACATGCGCAAATTGTCGCTTCAGGTCATGGCTAGAATGGGCTCAGGTCTCCCGGACAAGCCAATTGATGTGGATTCAGTTGAAGGCCGTCAGGCACTTACAGAAACTGCAATAGCTAAGATCAAGCAAATGTTTCCTGGTGTCGTGGACGCTAGAAAGAAGTAACTCCTATGCCAAACGTAGTTATAGTCATAAAAGGTGATGCGTCACAGTACATTCAAGAATTGGACAGGGCTCGAGGTTCTACGAATAGCCTTGGGGCTGATCTGACCTACGTAGGTAGGAACTTGAGCCGAGCTGGAAGAATCATGACTGATGCCTTTACCGTTCCGGTTGTGGCAGGGATGAAAATGGCGTGGGAAGAAACTAAAAACTTTGACGTGCAATTGCAGAACATCGCGTCTATTGCGCCAGAAATAAACATTCCTGATCTAAGTACTAAGTTATTGCAGTTGTCAACAGCTGAACAATCCACTACAGAATCAGCCTCCGCTTTGGCAGAAGCGTTCTATTTTATCAAAAGCGCAGGGTATGACGCTGACCAGGCTTTGAGCATATTAGAGGTATCTACGAAAGCGGCCTCAGCCGGTCTGTCCGATACCACTACAGCCGCGAACGCTATTACAGGTATCTTGCACGCGTATGGGTTGAACGCTTCAGAGGCGTCTCATATATCAGACGTTTTGTTCACTACAGTCGACCAAGGCGTACTAACGTTCCAAGATCTGGCGTATGGGCTTGGTCGTGTTGCTAACACCGGCGCAAATGCCGGAATAGATCTGGAAAACTTGTCTGCTGCAATGATCGTTTTGACACGACGTGGTATACCTGCGTCAGAGGCCTTTACAGCTTTAGGCCAGGTCATGCAAAAACTAATTTCTCCAACTGCGGCCGCGAAAAAGGCGGTTACAAACTTTGGTTATTCCATGGAAGATCTGGACTTGCGTAAGCACTCGCTTACGGAAGTGTTGGCCACTATCAACGAGATCGAAGCGACTCACCCTGGAGCGATATTCGAGATATTCGGCAAGAACGTTAGGGCGCTAAAAGGTGTTCTGTCTTTGGCGTCCGGTGGGGCGGTCGAGTTTGAAGAAGCCTTGGCAAGTTTACAGGAAGTCGGAGGTAGAACAGACGAAGCATTTGCGGCCCAAACGCAATCCATGGACGCACAAATAAAAATGTTGAAAAACGACTTCATGGCCTTAGGCATTGCGTTGGTCCAAGAGCTAATACCTTATATAAAGGAGTTTATGGGGTACTTAGGTCAGTTGGTTGTTTGGTTCCAGGCACTAGACCCCGAACAGCAAAAATGGGTTCTAGGTTTGATCGCCGCAGCCGCTGCCATAGGCCCAATACTGATGTTATTAGGCAACTTTATTACTGTAATTGGTGGTGTGGTCTCCGCTATAAGTGCCGTGGCTGGGTTCCTTGGAATAAGCGCTCTGGCCCTTACTGGATGGGGATTAGTTATAGCAGCGGTCCTTGCTGCTGTTGGGTACTTAGTATACACCCATTGGGATGAGATAAAAGCCGCTGGTGCGTCATTTATTACGTGGGTCCAAGATTCTTGGGCTACACTTATGTCTTGGTGGTACGACACCACACACAATAGAATGAGTGCTATAGGCCAAATATGGAATAATACTTTTGGGTTCATGAAAGAGTATTTCGCAGTCTTCAAACAAAACATCCAAATGCTTGTGCAGGCATTCCACCAAGCACAGATCGGAGATTGGTATGGATTTGGCGCTTCCATTCGCCAAATATGGGACAACAACTGGAGACTATTCACAAACCTTATCTGGACGGCATGGTCAAACATCAAAGCCGCGTTACAAGGATTATGGAATAACATTAAGAATTGGTGGAATGGTATAACATGGAAGGACTTAGGCAAGAGGATCGGTGACGGCATTTTGACGGGCATGAATAATATGGGTAATGCTCTTAGGAACGCCATTATTGCTATAGGTAAGAGCATGCTCGCCGCGTTCAAAGGGTTCTGGGGCATTCACAGCCCGTCCAAACTTATGGCTGAACAGTTTGAGTACTTGGCGCAAGGAGCCATGATCGGGTGGCAGTCCACGTTCCAATTTAGTCCTAGTATGGTTGGTCAACAAGTCAATAATGCGTACAGCATGCCAACTACACAGATTGCGGGTGTTGACCAACAAAACCAACTTCTTGCTGCAGTTAAAGGCCTGCAAGGAGGTTCGTCTTCTAGTATGAACGAAGAAATGCTAAGTCGTGCGTTTAGAGACGCAGTTTTACTTCTAAGAGACTAACATGAAAAAATACATCCTTGAAAGCAAGACCTTTGAAGTGGAGTTGAATGGTGTCTGGACAGACATTAGTCGATACGTACTTGCTACAGCAGATATTACGCTAGAGTGGGGTATGCCTGGAGACAACCCTATTTTAGATCTGGTGGCTTCCACTGGAACGGTTACCTTTCAATTGAACAACATTGAAGGTAAGTTCACACCTGAAGGAACCCAGACTTTAGCGGGCTGGAGTAAAGGTGCTAGATTCCGAATTACCTTGGGGATGTTTGGTAAGAAGTATCGAAGGTTCGCTGGGTTCATAGGAGATATTCGGGTAAGAGTTAGCGCGGTAAGTCCTAGGGTAGAGGTGACGTTAGTGGATTGGATGGATTATGCTGCAAGGTTCCCACTTATACACAGCACCGCAATCCAGTTTGATAAAAAGGCAGACGAGATAGTAACTGATGTTGTGTCTAGAATGGACATCAAACCTGCAGTAGAGAACTATGACCCAGGCGCTACGGTGTTTCCTTTAGTGTATAGCGGTTTGACTAGAAAAACAAGAGCGTACACTGAGTTTAATAAAGTAGTGTCGTCAGAGTACGGTCGAATGTACTTAATAAAAGACACTATAAATGGCGAGACGCTGCGTTTGGAAAACTTATTCGCCAGGACTGGATGGAAAAAACCCACGGTAGTACCAGGTCAGCCTTTCTTCATACTTATGGCTGGTCAGACTACAGGGTACGTTTTACAAGCTAGCAATAATCCTGCTGATTATTACAGATTGGAACTTGAGTCAGCGGACGTTCCACTAAGCCTTGATGATCTGTTCTTAGAGGGTCAAGTAGAGGTAATGAGCGGATCTAACATTATTAATATGGTCACGGCTACTGCTTACCCAAGTAAAGTTGACACTTCTGATACAGTTTTGTTCACGCTGCAAGAACCTATTAATATTACTTCAGGAAACACATATAAGGTTTTAGGAACGTACTTTAATCCAACTACTGGATTACAATGTAATGCTAAATCTGCCATCAACCCAGTGGCTAACACTGATTATAAAGGTTGGACGAACAAAGATGAGACAGGCACAGATTTTACGGCTGCCTTAGTAGTGACGCCAACATTTTATGCTGATAGTTTTGAGTGCATAATCTATGCTGGATCAGGCGCGAATGGGTGGCTTACAAGGTTCCAGATACGCGGCAAGGGTATATACATGGAAAACCCTATCTCCGCGGAAGCTATGGACGAAGCTTCTATAGCAAAGTATGGCGAGCAATTCTACACCCTAGATATGAAGTACCAGCGAACTACAGGCTTAGGCCAAGGAGTCGCCAATTCAGTTGTGGAGTTGCACAAGGATGAAGCGTTAGATCTAAAAGCCGTTTCGTTCAATGCTAATAGTTCTATAAATGGCATGGTAGCAATGTTAGAATCTGACATAGGATATTTGTTAGATTTATCTAGCGTTCAGGGGAACGTTAGCGGCAGGTTCTACATTAATAAGATTCAACTTTCGCTTAGTCCAGGTGATGTGTATAACGTAAGAATTAGTGTCGATCGGTTCGAATCCATCTCAGCTGGAGACTTCACACCAATAGCCGTAGAGTTCGGCGGTGAATCCGTAAAGCACTCTGTAAGCTTTGGGCACGTTGGGTATTTGGCAAATCTGCCTATGAGGACGTTGTCAGCATGGATATACCCAATTACTGATGTTGCTACGGTTCAACCAAATTTCATAATGGGCTTTTTCTCTGACAATGCTGCGTACCAATTTTATTTGGGTAATACGTCTCTAGCGTTTGCCCAAAAGTACGCGCCCAGTGGACAGGCTTTTTGGAACACTCCAGGATTTACAGCTCCTCCTGGTATGTGGACTCATGTTGTTGTTTGCAAAGATCTTACGTATGATAATCCACCCATATTTTACATCAATGGGGTTCAACGGGCTGCGGCTCTGGTAGTTGGTTCTAACGCCGTTGCCGGTCAACTAGCTTACACTGAGGACGGCGTGTCGTTTAACTTAGGAAATACAAAGACAGCTACGGTCGATAATATGTATGGATTTAGAGGCATGATCGCTGACGCTAGAGTGTACAATAGAGCCATAACGCCTACGGAGGCTCAAACATTGTACAATGGCGGGATTATAGACGTATCGAAAGTAACAGACACAAGTTTGTTATTTCAAGCGCCTTCAGTAAAGACCAATAAGCTCAACTTATTTGTAGATCAGCCATTGACTGGAATGAAGTTGTTTGATAACATTCTTCGATTAGTCGGGAATGTTACTGGAAGTCCCACAGGAAGGTCGTTATGACGTCAACAGTATTATATAATAACCTTTTGGCCGCTGGTCTTCCTGTTCAGGAAGTTACTGATGACTTCCTTATTACGATGGGACCAATGACCAAACTGCAAAAGGTTCTGTATAACGCAGTGGTATTGAACTACTTTCAAGGGAATGACTATAAGAACTCTGTGAAAGCAGTTATGTCCGGGCACGATCTGATCTTGAACTATGAGAATATTTTGGCTACAATAAAAAACCACCTAGACCTTGAAACAGTTCCTCATGAGGTATTGGTAGCACAAGTAAAATTACTACTAGAAATAAACTTAAAAATTTTGTACATATTTGAACGAGCGATTAAACACCATGTAGAGCAAAAACTATCGGAGGACCACAATGCCAACTAACGATGTCCAGGAGCAAAACCTAACTCAACTTTCCGGCCTAAATCCCGGAGATTATGTTCGTGTCGTAAGGGACCCAACAGGACCTATTCCTGAAAGTTCTGTAATCGCCCAGTATAAGTTCGCTGATGAACTATACGCTAACATTATTTCGCCTACTATACTCGCCGCTGACGTTGATGATTATAGCCCTTCAGGTTTAGCTCAGGCTAACGTCTTGCGCCTTTCATCTTCTCTAGACGTGAGTATGTCAGGCTTGACGTCTGGTCTAAGCGGCAGGATCGTATTTGTTCACAACATTGGAACGTTCAACATACGTCTTCAGCATGAAAACGCCAATAGTCTAGCCGCAAATAGGTTCGCCTTCCCACAAAACATCAACCTTGAACCTAACATGGCTATTGTCCTTCAATACGACGGGCTTAGTTCAAGATGGCGTGGTATTGGCGGCGCCAAAAGCACTGGAGCCGTAGTATCGACGCCAACTACTGGAACGTATGGATTCGACACCACCACAGGAGCCGTGGACCCTGGGGCCGGGGACTTCGCGTTCAACACCGGCACCCCAGCAAGCATAACAAATATATACATCAGTGAAACAGACGATGCTGTGGTGGATTATTCCAACATATTCGCGGCAACCCAGGAAGGTGACATCTGGCTCTTCATTGACAAGACCACGCCATCCAACTGGGTCCGCCTTAAGCAAGGTGCTGGAAGGGCGGACAACGGCACGTGGTGGACGATACCTGTAACATACATTGCGCATAGTGGTACCTTACCAGCGGCTGGTTCACTGTTCACCGTGGACCTTCACCTTAGCAACCCACCAGGCACCGGAGGGGGCGGCGGCGGAGGTCCGACGGCCATTTTGAAGATCGACCAGTCAGGGGGCACTGGTGACACTCATGGGGTCTTGGCCGGTACGATAAATGGAACTAACAAAGTATTTACCGTCAGTTCTGGTGCTTATGTTAGTGGTACGTTGACTGTATATTTGAACGGGCAACTTCAGACACAGGGTACTGGACAAGATTGGACGGAGACCTCTCCCGCTACTGGGACATTCACGCTTATAGACGCACCGGTAGTTGGGGACGAAATTACAGCTGTCTACGCTACAACTGGTGGTGGTGTTGTAGGCGTAGGTATGAACGATTTTGTAGCTAACGCCATACCTAGTGGTTCTATTGATGGCGCGAATACGCTGTTCACTTGCCCATCATCCTACGTCCCATCTACCCTGCAGGTGTTCAGGGATGGTCAATTACTAGCCTTGGCCAGCGGGGACTTGGCCGAAACAAACCCGGCCGCGGGCACCTTTACCTTGACCGAGGCACCCATAACTGGATCGGTACTTTTGTGCTCGTATCAACATACAGCGTCTAGTACAGGTAATGCGGACACGGTCGATGGATTCCACGCATCGGCCTTTGTTCAAATCCCAATGGTTAGAGAACTGCTTACAGCAAATAGAACCTATTACGTGCGTATAGACGGAAACGACTCTAACGACGGCCTTACTGACAGCCCTAGTGGGGCGTTTAGAACGATCCAAAAGTCGATAGATGTTGCAAGTGCTTTAGACAGTTCTATCTACAACGTTTATATCATAATCGGTGACGGTACTTATGTTGAAAACACGGTAACTTTAAAAAATATGGCTGGAACAGGACTTATCAGTATACGCGGAAGTACTACCACCCCCACTAGTGTTGTTATAGATGCAGGGTTCTTAAAAACAACCCCTGGAACTACATACATTTTAGGTTATTACTCAAACATTAAATCAGCTGGATTCCATAATACTGCTATATCATCGCGAAATGGAGCGTTTATTCAATTTAGGGACATTGCCTTTGGTGACGGATTTATCAACCACATATACGCGGATAGAGCCTCAATTGTTGAGTGTGCTGGAGGGAACTACAGTATAGTGGGTGGTGCGTCTAACAGTCATATAACGTGCATAGATAGTGGAATTGTATATATAGTTAGTAAAGTGATACCAATAACTGGGACAGTTACATTTGGTACATTTGCTAGTTCTAAACGCGGAGGCATATTGAACTTGCAAAATGCTATATACTCAGGATCTGTTACAGGTCAAAGGTACTCGGTAGATTCCAATGGCGTTATAGACACATCAGGTGGTGGAGCAAATTTCTTGCCTGGCAGTGTAGCCGGGACAGCGACCACAGGTGGGCAGTATCTATAATGAACTCTACAACATAAGGAGATATTATGGCGACTAAAATACGACAATCTAGAGTTACCCCACAGCGTGAAATATTAACTGCTGATCGGGCTTATTACGTACGTACTGATGGGAATGACGCAAATAATGGATTGTCAGATTCTCCTAGTGGGGCGTTTAAGACGATCCAAAAAGCTTTAGACGTTATAGGTGGTTTAGATAGCGTGGTGTACAATATTCTGCTTCAAATTGGTGACGGAACCTATACTGCAGGTCCCCTTAGTTTAAAGAATATGGCTGGGTCAGGATATGTTACTATACGCGGGAACGCCACTACGCCTTCAAATGTAACAATTGATGGAGGTTTTGCAAAAAACACTCCTGGAACTTTGTACATTATATCTTATTTACGACTTATTAAAACAGCCGGTGCTCAAACTGAAGCACTAACTGCAAGTAGTGGAGCCCATATTCAATTTAGGGACATTGTGTTCGCTACTGGATTTGTGAACCATATGTTTGCTGCTAGAAACGGTGTGATTGAAGCTGCTGGTAACTACTCTATAACAGGCGGTACAACTAGTTATCATGTTGCAAGTGTTGACGCAGGAATTGTGTTTATTACAGGCAGGGCTATAACTTTGACCGGAACCTTGACATTTGGGACTTTCGCTTATGTGTCTGTGCAATCTTTATACGTGGCGTACTCATGCACATACACTGGCGGTACAATAACAGGACCAAGGTATAATACGTCTTTGAACTCAGTTATCAATACAGGTGGTGGTGGTGCTAACTACTTCCCAGGTAGTACAGCCGGTGCTGCAGCCACAGGCGGTCAATACGTGTAAAGGAGAAAACAATGCCTAATAAACTAAAATCTCAATCAAGTTTAGAACTTTTGACGGGGTGGATTCAATTGAGTAAAGCACTCACGTACTCAAGCGTAGACGCTTCAACGTCTATGGGAGTCGTGACCGTCCCTATGGACGCTAGAGGCTTGATCGAACATGGAATGAGGGTCAAGTACAATCAAAACCACGCCCCGACCGCGTTATGGCGCTTCAATACTAACTCCACGCCAGACGTTGGGGCGTTCACCACCACACCTACAGGCTCACCTACGTTCTCAGCCGGTAAGTACTCTAATTGCTTGGTGTTGAACGGATCGTCTTACCTTTCGGTTACTGATGACGCGCTATTAAAACCCACTGGCGACTTTACAATATGCGCGTGGATAAAGAATTCCACAACAGCCGTGTATCAAAACATCTTTTCGTCTTACTACGAAAATCCGAATGCTGCTGGTATAGTATTTGGTATTCATCCTACGCTCAACTCATTACGCATAGTCACAGGAAAAAACACTGGTATTGTGGCTAACATAGATACTTCAACATTAATAGGTACTATCCCCGTGACTGATAATGTTTGGCACCATGTAGCTGTAACGGTGAAAAATAATTACGCTCAACTGTACGTAGATGGCGTATTAGACGCTGGCGCGTATCTAATGACTCCTGCTTACCACGCCTCGAATCTTGTGCGTATAGGAGTACTACAAAATGGTGTGTCTACAGTTCATAATTTCACAGGCAGTATTGACGATCTAATGTTTATTAATGGGTACGCGCTTGACGAAGCTAAAATTCGCGAAATATACTTTTCAAGCGTTGAAATGCCTGCCACCATACCAGTGACTAAAATGGCGATCGTTCATGATGTAGGAACGTACAATGGTAGTACCACACCATTGACTTTGTTCCATGGTACTGACTTCTTACTTTCAAATAGTTCTATCTTAGAACCTTACGTATCTAGGGCTAAAAAGCCACAAGGGTTCATATCTAAGGCAGAAAAATGGGCTCAATTGTTTGAGAACAGAAATGATACCATGATCGTTCAGGCCAATCCAGCTGCGGCAAACGCTAATTATAATTTCTTGATAATGCAAGTTGGGGTGGGACCATGGACTGTTAGATACAACGGGTATATGAATATAGTTATTACACATGCAGCGGTAAGAACGTACCAAACTATGGGAACGTCAATTTCAACTACGTCCACAGGTGTTGGTGAATGGTGCAGAATGTTGTACAGGCTCCCGTCTCCAATCGTGACCGCAGGCGAATTTGGTGGTATGTTCAGCGTATCGGGCACGATAACTTTAAGGGAAAAATCCCCCTTTTACATAAACATAATCCAAAATAACAACGGTGCAGCGGCTGGTACAAACATGTTGGTAGGTGGTTCTGGCTATGCCACCCGTGTTTACGCCTATTCACAGTATTTATAAAGGAGTCAAAATGGAACTAATGTATAATCTGTCTGACGGCGAGATCGTTTCGGCTAAGCACACGTTCTCCACGTATAGTCAAACTAAGACCATTGACTTAGGGTCCTTTCAGATCGACGAAGTATCAGACAACCAGATCCTTTGCAATAACCTGTTCACGTACTTCAATCTGCGCAATTGCCATAATCTCGGTAAGTGGTTTGTCAACGCTGACACACTGTATGAGCGGGTGGGGTGGCTTCCGGTTGAGGTAGAACCCACGAACAATCCCACGACGAATAACGCCTTGTTGGTCACGCAATTCTCAGACCTTACGCAGTTATCCCAGGATTATGCCGCGTTAGTAGCTGAACTTGAGGCTTACATTGCTGGTAAGGCGCAAACTATACCTGAGATTCGCGTCGCGATCAGGTACTTCGCTCAAGTCCTGCTTGTTATAGTCCGCCTACTAGGATATGTGTTGAGGATACCCGGTGCGTACTAATGAAAGACGAAGATAAGTACCAAAAGCTTATGTTGAGAATGCTACTAGCCATATTAGTGTGGATACTTAAACTTTTGTTAGATCTCGATTACAAAATATCTATAATGGAGGCTTTGTTACGCAAATGAACTATCAATACCACCGCATTAAGACTGTAATAGGGAACCAGGTACGTGGTGCCTACGAACTGGAACGCGCGATCAAGGCCCCGCATACTGACAGATCTGTTTCCCCAACGGCGATGGCTGCTACAGGGACCATCAACATCAAGCAGCCGCCGAGCTTTGACATCAGCCATTGGAAGATCGTCAATGACTGGAACGCCCTAAAGGAGGTCGCCCCGTTGATGATGATGACCAAGGCCACCGAAGCGGATAACTACAAGGACGAGACGTTCCCTGAGTTCTTTACAAAGTTCAGGGACATCCTTCACTGCAACCGCGGGGCGTACCACTTCTTCAGGAAGACGGTAGACCCGGTACGGCAGGCGAATTGGTTTGTGGATTACATCATCCCGTATATTACGAACGATGACTGGCTCATCCTGGACTTTGAGGAGGGTGGTGAGACCGCTGGGCAGTTGTGGGCGTTCTTAGACCAGGTCAAAAAGCGCCGGCCAAACAATCGTTTGATGAACTACTCGCGGAAAGGTTTGATGGACGCGATCGTAATGAACTCTAGCGAAAAGGAGTTCTTTAAGAAGATTCTGACTTGGCCAGCTGGTTATCCTGTCGACCCCAACCCGTACACCACCATTCCAAGTGGGTACATTCCTGACCAAACGAAGTGGGGGCCTGTTGGAGTGTGGCAATACACCAGCCACGGAACAGTTCCGGGAATTGATGGTTCAACAGACATGAACCTGCTTGAACCGGTCCTTATTGACCAGTTGACGCCACTCCCTGGAGCGGACGCGGACGTGGTCACCTACCCGTACGATGGGTTCAAGCATGTTAAAGGTCGCCGGTTTGGATCGGACGTTTACGTGTCGATATTAGATACCACCAAAGCACGCTTTGAGGTGGTTCACGAACCTGTCGACAACGGATTGTTCCGCCCGAGCGAAAAATGCATTGAGCTCAACGCCCAGTTCGCAGTGAACGGGGACGAGTACGACAAGCATAGTACCGCCTACCTAAAGACTCCGGTGGAGTACGCCGTGTCTAACGGTTCCCCGTACGTGGCTCGTAAGACCTCTGTACCGAGCCTGAACATTCGCCAAAGTGGGCAGCCCGAGATCGGCCACACAAACTTCTCAAGCGCGTACAATGTTACAAGCGGGTACCGGTACCTGATTCAAAGCGGCATTACGCAGGCGTACCTATACGGCACAGAAGTTCAATACACCGAGCGCCACCCACGGTCGTGCTTTGGGATTACCCTGGACGGGCGGTATGTGGTATCCCTGACGGCGGACGGAAGGACCGCTAAATCCACCGGCTTGACCCTGCTCGAGTGCGCGAACGTCCTCAAAGAATTTGGCGCATATACTGCGTACGATCGAGGATCTGGTGGTGATTCCGTTGAGGTCATTGACGGTGTTATTCAAAACGTGCCCTGTGACACTGACGCACAGGGGAACCCAGGCGTGGAGCGAGCGGTGAGTCAGGCAGTTCTCGCCTACTTTAATCAAAACAATAATGGAGGAAGCATGGCGTACAGGTACACAGCAAAAGCAATAGGGGACAACACTCGAATTCGCGATCAGCATAATACTGCTGGTAACGTTCTACAGAGCGTGAACGCTAACGCGCTCTTAGAAGGTGACGTCCTGTTCACGGCCACCGAGCAGCTGCGGAACTCCGCTGGCGAGGTCTACCAATACGTTGGTGACAAGTGGCTTGAGGTCAAAACCATCAATGGTGCTCCGTTCACACCGCCCGCCGGAAAGCAGGCTTGGGTGGCGATCACGAACAAGGGAGCTCCGATCTGCGTACTTACTGACAACGGTCCAGTCAATCCACCCGTTGACCCGCCAGTCGACCCGCCAGTCACTCCTCCCACGGCTAAGACGGTTACCGTGACCGTAACGGAAACTGGGTACACGCCTTTGACGATGACCGGGACCATGAACCCAGAATAGAGGACCTATGCGCGTAGACGTTAAGATCTCGGCCGTGGGCACAGAGCCCCCGGCGCCTAGCACCGCACAATATGTTAGAGTCATGCACGACAGTGAGTGGGTTGGTCGGTTCTACTTCGCGCCACAGTTCACTGAGTCGAACTGGGCGTACCGCAAGGACATGCCTGAGGTGTACTGGTTATATGACGAGCGGAACGGGACCCACGCCACAGACCAGCTTGGTGAGTACTGGCAGTACATGATGCGAGACATGAACCCCACCATGACCGGAAAGAAGTTGCGCACACTGTATGACCACTTCAGGGCGTTCACCAACGGGAAGGGCAATGGGTTCGATACCACCAGTGAACCAGGTAGCGTTAATTACGTTCCTCTGCGGGATTACTTCAACAATAGGGATTTGAGTTGCAGTAACACAATGCGCTTCGATAAGATTCGTACGTGTGGTGGCGCCACCCATAAGGTCATCGGGCCGATCGTAAAAATCGGCAATTGTGACATGTATCCGATCGATTACATCCGCACAGGCGGACCCGCTCCGACCTGGGCTGAGTTACAACCAAAGTGGTGGCTTTGGTTCCATGCTGTGAACATCCACAATTCAAGTGGGACTCCAGCAATAAGTGACTTCCCCCAAGGAGGTGGCAATCCTGTAAAAGTACCTCTTATAGCGAAACAACAGATCTACATCCCTGTGGGCTTGTGTCAACCTGCAGTAGACCGGGCAGATCCGTACAGGTTGTACATGCCGCCTGTAGCACCAGCATAATGGCTCATAATTCAATTGAAGTTTACATCATTGTGCTGATTATAATCGGGCTATTACTTATAGCCTTGGGACTAGGAGGTCCATCAGAATGAAAGCCACGTTAGCTTCAAAAACAGTTTGGTTCAACGTGATTACGACAATAATCGCTGTCGCGATCTTTCTTCAAGGTGCTGGACTTGAACTTCCAGTCTGGTCCATTCCAGTCTTGGCCGTGATCGTTGGCGTAGGCAACATTATCCTGCGCATCTGGTTCACGACCGGGCCTGTGAGTGGTTTGTTCAAGCCCAAGTAATAAAAACGGGCCTTGGGTTTGATCGCCCAAGGCCCTGTTTGTTGTGGCCATTAATTTGCGTGTACGTCTTTTGGTGTGTAAGACAGAAGAACCTGTTTTCGTGGGTGGGCGAGAAGCCACCTGAGATTACTAAAGTCTTGCCAGTCAGCATTTGGTGGTATTCGAACCACGATCCTGTGCACGCGCTGGCCGGAGTACGGGGAATATGGCACGAAAGTCTTAGGCCCACGCCTGTTCACATCATTGCAAACGGCCAGTATTCCGTCGCTTGTATCCACGATCTGTACTAACAACGTTTGAGTTTTAGTTTTGAACATATTTCATATCCTTGGTAGGGGTATCGGTCGAATCTTTCATTCATCCTGGTCATTCCTAGGGGTTCCTGGGGTACCAGAGATATTCATTCTCCGGTCAATTCTATGAGGATTTTAGTGACCTCGTCCTCGCCCACGTCGAACAAGCTACATACATGCTCAAGCGTTCTACAGTGCATGTTCAACGCGTGCCTTTGACGCTTGTACTTGTTGCAGCATTTACGCAGTTCAGATGAAGCCACCGTCATACGACCCTTTGCGTCATCCTCATGGGCTGGGTGCCTTTTGAAGTCTCGTCTAGCGATAAACTCCTCGGCCGCAGCCCTTACGGCATGCTCATGAATATCCTTGTCACTTGATAATTGGTTTGTCGTATCCACTCGTCCTCCCGGTCAACCGTTCAATGTTGACCTCAGTCTTGTGTAAGTACGCTCGAGCTAGAATGAGCGGGGACATACCAAAACTATCCAGGAGAATCAAAGCCACCCCTAAGAAGGCCAAGACATCGGCGAATTCGTCAGAGGTCTTGGAAAGGTCAGGGTGCTTAAAATTCTTCCATGGCTTCCATGGGAGTTCTTGTAATAACTCAGCCCATTCCACTTGCAACGCAAGGAAGTAGGTCCGGATCTGGTCGGGTGATGCGTGGGTTTCGTTAGCTTCAGGTAAAGCTCCAGGTACCAAACCAGAAACAGTTTGTTGAATGTAATACAAGGTCTTCAACCCTTGGGATAACTCTTTGAGAAGCTCACCGTATTGCTCTTGGTCATCTAGCATGTTCAACAAAAGTTTTGCGCTACGGATACGGCGCTCTCGATCTTCTACTGATTGTTGGTCAGGTACTGGGGTCATAGCACATCAACCCATTTCATACACGTGGCTAACAAGTTGTCGTAGTCACCTGACGTGGCTTCAGTAGTAAACTTTTCGATCTCTTCCTGCGATACTTTAGCGTGTCTTAATGCTGCTCGTACCCGCCCAAGTATAGCAAAGGCGTTACCATCCTCACCTACCAACTTTACCTTTACATCTGGATATTTTGTCTCGTCCATGTTATCTCCTTTATGCTTGCCACACGGAACCGATCTTAGATTCCACCCGGACGGTGGTGTCGATTACGTTCTGCATTCCTGTAACCATCGCCTGTTCAAGTTCTTTAGCGAAGGTCTTCGCCTCCTTGTTAGGTACGGCGGCAATAATTTCGTCATGGACCGTTCCGCCGATCCACTTACTCAAACCTTGCTTATGAGCCTCAAGAAGTCCATACTTCAACCCGACCGCGGCGGACCCTTGCACCAAACTGTTCAGGATGGTGGTGTGCCTCTTGTTGTACCCCACCAAAATCCTCCTAGTGCCGTTTGGGAGACGGATTATCGCCGGACCATCCTTGTCAGCCATCTTGTAGGCCTTGTCCCGCATTTTACGCAGGCCGTCGAACCGGCCAAAGAACTTACTTGACATTGTTCTGGCGTCCGCTTCCGAGATCGAACCGCCCGTCATCCTAGAGTGTTGGTACAAGGTGCCAGCCCCACCCCCAAATAAAAGTGTGAACGTAAGTGCTTTTGCATGCTTTCTCTGCTCTTTGGTCACGGAATTCTCTGGGACACCGAACACCTCCGCGGCGATCGCGGTATGGACGTCCTCCTTTTCTAATGCTTGAACGAGGACCTCGTCATTAGCGTAGAACGCGGCTATCCTTACCTCGATCTGTGAATAGTCCGCGCTGACGATCTTATACCCAGGCAAGTTGCCGATGATCTGCCTGGAGTCCTTCGGAACTTGCTGAAGGTTAGGGTCTGAACACGAAAATCGTGTGGTATCAGTTCCTACCTGCCAGAACCTTGGATGAACGAAGTTATTGACTATATGCTGGTCCATCCACGCCTCATTGTACATTTTTATACGCTGGTTCCCATGCTTGAAGTTGAGTATGGCGTTCACCACATTGAGCTTCTTCCCGGCAGGCAGGATCTGGGACAGGGGAACCAGGACCTCGACTGAAGTTCCTTCGACCTGGAGACCGAGCCCCTGTAACGCGTCCTTGACTTGCTTTGGCGAGTTCATGTTCACGTCGCCTAGAGTCTTTTGCAAATACGCGGTGGATTCCGCGATCGACTCGTGCTGTTGGACGATGTACTTTTCTAACACGTCGCGTCGTAGTGGCAGGCCGTTGATGGTCATTTGAGCCACAACAGGAACTAACTCCATCTCCATCTTCAAAGCGCCCAACTCGTCGGATTTTTGCGCCTTAGCAATCTGTTCAGATCTTAAATCCGGCAGGTGGAGTACGTCTATGGTGGCGTAGGAGATCTGCTCTATCGTGAGCTCCTTGTCCCAATTGCCGTGCTCGATCGTTTTGTTTATGTCCACGCCAAGCCGGCGCTTGAGGGATGCCTTCAAGGACTTGCTTACGTCTCGCCTGCCGGCCGGTGTGATGAGTGCCTCACCCACTAAAGTATCATGCCACAAATGCTTCGCCCAGTTTATTTCATGGGTGTGGAGGAACATGATGTCGAATGCCACCCCATTGTGGACGATGAACTCACGTTGACGGCCGTTGAAGAAGTCCAAGATCGGACGGGGTATTACCCCGTTCCTGATCTGGATGATGGACAGAGTTCCCGATTCTGGACCGAAGAATTGCATGAGCGCAATATCGTTCCGCCATGGCGAGAACCCTGTCGTTTCAAGGTCTACGGCGATGACCGAGTCCTTGGATAAACCACGCATAGCCTCAGCCGGGTCCATTATGACAGGATGACCGTTTATCTCGAACTGTCGCCCTTGCTTTTTGGCTAGCTTTTGTTTCATTTTGGTCTCCGCAAAAGTTGAAGGCTATTGTTAGATAATTCAGGGTAGCCGGCGGCCGCAAAGTTGGAGAACATAGCGCCAGACAAAAATCCCTCAGCCGCTAACATGTTCTCGTTCCAGAATGATTCGGGAATTTTGCGCTTTTGTATGAACGTTCCATACGAAGCCACCAGTTCAAACCCGATCTGCCGGAACAGTTTGAGTTTGTCCTTATACGCCCATTCACGGCTCTTGCCGTTCTCATCGAGGTGGTTTTCCGCGGTGGACTTGGACACACCGGCGTTGGGCGTGGAGAAGATGCACAAGCCACCCGGAGCGGTCAAATCGAAAAGTTGCTTCATGTAGTCACCTTGGAACCCGCCCCCGATGTGCTCGAACACCTCGGTGGATATGACCAGGTCGGCCTGTGGGATAATCTTGGTGAGGTCATCAACACCTAAGTCCGCTTGGATGGCGTGAACGTTGCCTTTTTTCCAGCGAAGTTTTTCAAACCACTTTGGAGACATGCGGAGGTCCACCGCGTAGTACTCAAAGTGTTCCACAGATCGGTTCTTCCACAGATAGTTGACCATGTTGAAGACTCCCGGTCCAGAGTCGAAGACGATCTTTGGGCGATACTTGGCGATGATCTTGTTGCAGAACTCGTAACGATTGACATGAGCCGTCCAGTCGTTATGCGAGAAGTAACCTGAATCCACGGAAGCGTACGCGTTCAGTTCCGTAAGATTCGAGTTGAATGCATTACCTTTTGTGACCGCCACAAAGTACAGATTCTGACCTTCACGTTTGTGGATAAGGTGCTCTTGTGGTATTCCTAATAACTTTTTAGCCATGATGTTTTCCTTTATAGTCCCGGGTGGATTTGTGGTCCACCCGGGATTGCTCTGTTGTTGCTTCTATTATTCAGCGATGTCCGCGAGGAGAGTTTCCTCGTTAATCGGACGCTTGCTAGCACCGATCTGTTCGTAGGCCTTCTGTTTCTTGGCCTTCTTAGCGGGCGCTTTGGGGGCGGCTTTCGCTTTCTTTCCGGTGGATTTGCCACCCACCTTCACGTTGCCTTCGGCCTTCTTAGCGCGGTTCTTCGCGGCAGCGGCCATGTAGTCCTTGTGGGTCTGGCACAGGATCTGACCTTTGAGTGCCTTCTCACCACAGCGGACGCACAAGCCTTTGTTCTTGCGCTCGTGGTATACCATCGCGGCGGCGGACATTTCCTTCTCTTTCGGTGTAGCGGGTTTTTTCGTAGCCATTGTAATTCTCCTTAGTTTGAATTTGGGTTACTCACTGTTTCCAGTGGTTCGTCAGAAGCATTCTTGAATGCCTCAAAACAACAAGATTGGGAAGGCCTGTTGATACCTTCAACGGCCATGCGTAAAGCCTCCTTAGCCCACACCTTATAACTTTCAAACGAATACAGTTGTGCTAGTTGAAAAGCACCGGAAAGTTTGAATTCAATGGGTGGCACCAAGGCGGTGTCATCGTATACGTGGGAGTTGCCCGCATTGATGGTACATAAGTAGGGGATAGATGATGTCATGGAAGCCACCATCTGAGCGATACCACCAAATTGGATTACGTCTGTGGGCAAACCCCAGATCAGATCGGAAGAACGCATAGTCACTATCACCTTCAGGCCTCGGACAGGTAATGTTCCAACTTTCACTGTTTGGAACTGGAGGGATAATGTGCAAGGCATTGTTTCCGCTGTGTCGGTCGGTTTTATCACGGTAACAACACCTCGCCTGGAGTCTGGGTCACGGTTGAGCTCTTCAACCACGCGCTCAAGTTGCTCATTGGTCCTCGGTCCGTACGCTGACTGGTAGGTGAACAAGTCCAGCCGTGCTTTTGGTGCGTACTTTTCGAACGGCTTGATAGAGAACGAACCGTCGATCCATTGGAGCAACTCCACAAAACCTATCTCCTTGTTCATTCCTGGCCGAGTCCACACCTGACCAGGAATGAATGAGAATGAAGTGTCATGTTTCGCAGTTGCAGAGAGTCCACGAGGAGAGGTTTTTCGACCTTCGCGAAGAACATCCTTGTAAAAATCCTGCATGTGAGACGTCATCTTAGCCTCCGAAGCCCATTTCACTGACGCGGGTCTTTGCGGCGGAGAGTACCTTGGGTTCGACTTTCGCGATGACCAAGGACGGAGAGGCGAACGTGCCCTTAGGACCTTCTGTCTTGGTTGAACCGAGTTTGATCGCGAAGTTACCAAGTCCCTTTTGCAAAATGATGGTGTTCAACAACTTGCCAGCCGCCATGGAGGTGCGGTAGAATTCAAGCACGGCCAGTTCGTTGGCTTCCACCACATAGACCATGTAAGAGTAGATGAAGATACATGGGGGCGCCTGGTTCTTGCCGGTCTTCTTGTTCGGCGTCCACTGGTTCATGGGGCAGGTCGAACAATCTCCGCCCGGGGCACCAACGCCGTGGACCGAGTCAGCCGATCGACAGATAACACCACGTTCATCCCGGTCACGGAGTTCACGACGACGAGTCATGAGCAACGGAACCACTGTGCAAGTTTTCATCGGGCTTTGACCGGTCAAGAGCCAGTCACCCAACTTCGCGTCACCATTCGCGACTTCCGCGGACAGTCCCTGGCCGATGCGGAGTTTCGGGATATACAGATCTGACGCATCGAGCTGGGGGACGGCCGAGTAGGAAGTCATCGTTGACACTGATGCGGAGTCGTCTCCAGCAACGACGATCCCAGTTTCCTCTACTTCGACGGCTTCGTCGAAGGTCTTCTTTGCCGGTTTAGCCGGCGGTGCTTTCTTTTTAGCAACCATATTAGCAGTACTCCTTTATAATAGATTTGACTAACGACAACGTGTTGCCACGGTCCACGTTGACCTTCTCTGAATTGAACCGGAAAAGGTAGGACGGGTGTGGTATTTCAATTACTTCCGTATCGGCGCTCACCTCCTTTCGCATGAACTCAAACTGTACCTTCGCAGAAGTCCCACACAATATAATTGCTTTACGATTTTTCAGTTGCGCGGGTGGTACCTCTGAAACGTTAGACCAAGCCACCTTCATGGCGTCATCACCTATGTCCTGACCAAACATGGTGGTCATTCGCGATGTGAACGCCATCCATCCACCATCAATTGTTTGCTGGGACTTTTCCGATCCCATAATCAGGACGGGAGAATCCACCTTACCACAGATAATTTCAGGGTTGATAAAATTACGCTTAGCTCTGTCAAGGTGCATCATTACTTTCGCTGTAAACACCAATTGTGTGGCTTCTGAGTGGTCGATACGGTGGATATCCCACCCGAACCGACGGCCGTAAGTCTCATATAACTCGCGTTCTTTTGCTACGTCCACGGCCAGATCAGTCTTGTCACGGCGCCGTTGAACTTGCTTCTCGTTCATAGGAGTCAAGATGTACCGTAGTCCGTTTGCCTGGACCGCCCGGTCATGAAGCCACGCACCTATCCATGGGTTGAGGGTCATACGGTGTGTCATCCTGTTCAACAGATTACCGTACACGTACTCTGACGGCCAACCTCGGTCCCAGATCCAGATCTTGTCGGTGTTGACCGTATGTACACGGAGGTTCACAGAGTAGTCTGAATCCGAGCGCACGATGCCCCAATGCACATACTCCGTCTTATACCCGTAGTTGTTCAATATACGCGACAATGTGTGTATTGTGGTGGTTTTCCCGGTCTTCTCCGGGCCATCAATGATGATAACAGTCATGTTATATCTCCGCGTTATGGCTTACGCCTTGAATTTCTGCACAGATGGCTTCCATCCGCTCAAGTTTCTTTTGCTCAATAATTGAAGCCACCTCATCGGCGTAAAACTTATCATCTTTGTCTGCCTCTTCCTCGGCTTCGCGCTTCATCTCTTCCTCGTCAAACTCGACGTCCACACCCTCAAGCTCGTCGATCCAGTCCTGTAAGGCGTCTATGCGCTCTTGAAGCAAAGTACCAGTTGGCGCGTCCTTCAAGTTGTCAGGTATGTTGTCTAAACTGTTCTCCGTCGTGCTCTTCAGGTCCTCAATGTCATTGATGATCGCGTCTAACGTGGACGTCAGATCTTCTATTGTGCTAGAGGCGCCTATCTCCTCGATCGCGTCCTCAATATCGTACAACGACGCAAAGTACGCGGACTGAGTAAGTTGGGACCGGCGAGGTGGTTCCTTAGAGTAGTGGATAGGTCCAAAGCGGAACTTCCACCAGTAATACGGGTTACCCTTTTTTACCGCGGGGTTGTTTTTTCGGGCTTTCTTTACGTAGTACACTTTGGCTGTCATTTGATTGCTCCTTGGTGGTAATGAAGAACTTTGTAATCTTCAGTTTGTTAGTAATCGAGTATACGGTCTTGACCTCAAGCTTCTTCGTACGAATGAAGTCAAGCTTCTCCTCGAGATTGTACGGCTCGCACTCGAACATCGGTTCTTCCTTGGGGAGTTGATTGAACTTGCTGAGAGTCTGAACACGCAAACCTTTGAGGAGAGAATCCACGTCTACGGTGGGACGGTAGACCTTGGCTGGTTTTTCAGGCTTATAACCGGTCAGATCGGCGGACTTAGACTTACGGTTACGCCAGCATTGTTTGCACATCTTGTCTATCCCACCTGGTGCGTGCTTGTTCTTGGGGTATTCTGTGAGTGGTTTTGTTTCACCACATTTTCGGCACTTGCGGTCTGTATCAGTCACGGTTTATTCTCCTAGGACACGAATTATAACATTAGCGCCTAAATTAGGGCCCTTACTTTTGTAATGGATTTAGTATGACTTTCGTTACTTTAAATTTAGCTCAACTATAGCCTTATTTCTTGCGCTAATAGCTTCGCCTAAAGTTTTAAACGATCCTATATACTTAGAGCCCACTTTTACACCCCATGGACTAGTTTTACTTCCGCTAGAGTACACACCTGTTGCTGTAGAAGTATTGTCGGCGTGAATTTTTGCGTTTAGGCGATTTTGGCTATAAGTTGTTACCCGTAGATTTTGTTTTCTACAGTCTAAGGTATTTCTGTTTACGTGGTCAATTACATAATTTTCAGGGCAATATACTAAAAATTTATGCAAAGTTATACTAGCTGAACCAATACTAACCGTAGGATAAAACACTCCTTTACGCGACCTCCATACTCCTACAGGCATAACTAACGGTATCCATAAGTCTTCTGCATCAACTATAGTTGGAAACACACCATAAGTTTTTGATTCAGCTAGTATAATATTCACGTTTACTTCCTCACTAAAGCGTAGGCGTAATCGAACGCGCGCTTCTTTTCTTTGGCGCGCTCGCCGAAGAGCGCGGAGGCTCCAGCCTGTTCAGATCCGGGGCGGAAGTCCGCGTACTCCACTACAACGTTGTAACCAGCCCACAAAGTATT